TGATAAGTTGTATACACAATGGGAAGAACCAATAATGCCTTACGTTAACAAACCCCGCCCCTACAAAAAAGAGTATCAACAACAGCTTGCTAGGGGGGACATCCCTGCAAAGCTTGAACGCCAACGCGCTCGTCGTGCTATTGATAAGACGGGCATGGACAAAGACAACGATGGTAAAGCCGATAGACGCGAGGGCAAAGATGTAGCCCACCGCAAAGCACTAAGCAACGGAGGTTCAAACAAAGACGGTTACTTTATCCAGAACAAATCAAAGAATAGATCATTTCGTAGAAACGGAAAAAGCGCCCTTGTATCTGAAACAAGTAAGCGTGAAAAATAATATGGAGAGTAGATGGAAATCATTCAAAACAAGGCGTTACTATTACGCTTAAAAAACCCACAAGTTGTCACAGCACACATACCTGCTAGCCGCATCGTTGGCAAGCAAGATAGCTCAACCCAAGTCTTAGTGAAGTGGGGGCTTGATGAAGTACAAGTGCTAGGCAACCTGAAGATCAAGAACGTACCTTCGCCCATCTTGCGGGACTACGATTGGCGCGGGATGTACAAACCCTTCGATCACCAAAAGACCACGGCATCTTTCTTGACGGTGCACAAACGTGCGTTTTGTTTAAACGAGCAAGGCACAGGCAAAACCGGATCAGTCATTTGGGCTGCTGATTACCTGATGCGTTTAGGCAAGATTAAACGTGTTCTTGTCATCTGCCCACTATCCATCATGGACTCGGCGTGGCGAGCGGATTTGTTTAAGTTTGCTATGCACCGCAGCGTTGACATCGCCTATGGCTCAGCAGAAAAACGTAAGAAGGTCATTGAAAGTGATGCAGAATTTGTAATCATTAACTACGATGGGGTGAACATAGTAGAAGCCGAAATTGCTGAAGCCAAGTTTGATCTTATTGTTATTGACGAAGCTAACGCTTATAAGAACATTAGCACTAAAAGATGGAGAACGTTATACAAACTACTGAAACCTGAAACATGGCTGTGGATGTTGACGGGAACCCCTGCGGCACAATCACCGCTCGATGCTTACGCGCTAGGTAAATTAGTTAACCCCGCAGGTGTACCAAAAATCTTTGCTGCCTACAAAGACATGGTGATGTATCAATTATCACGATACAGGTGGGAGCCAAAAGACAACGCAACCGACACCGTGTATCGGGTCATGCAACCTGCCATCAGGTTCACAAAGAAGGAGTGCCTAGACCTGCCTGACATTGTGTACACCACAAGAACAGTTGCGCTTACCCCGCAGCAAAATAAGTATTACGAAACGCTTAGAAAGCAGATGATTGTCAACGCAGCAGGGGAAGAAATAACCGCAGTTAACGCAGCCGTTGGCTTAAACAAACTGCTACAAATCTCATGCGGTGCAGCCTACACCGACTCTGGTGAAACGGTTGTCTTTGATATAAAAAACAGATACACGGTGCTGTGTGAGGTTGTTGAAGAAACCAACAACAAAGTCATTCTTTTTGTACCGTTCAAACATACGATTGAAGTACTGCGCGAACGTTTCACCCAAGATGGTGTACCCGTTGAAGTTATTGACGGGGATGTATCGGTAGCCAACCGCACCAGAATTTTCAACGACTTCCAGACCACCAACAACATAAAGATGTTGATCGTGCAGCCTCAAGCTGCTGCACACGGGGTTACACTCACTGCCGCTGACACAATCATCTGGTGGGGGCCGACCCCCTCGATGGAGATTTACGCACAGGCTAACGCTCGTGCACACAGGGCAGGGCAGGTTAACAAGGTTACTGTAGTAAGATTGGTAGGTAGTAATGCGGAAAGGCATATATACCAACTTCTTGATAGTAAAATCAACGCTCACACACAGCTTGTAGCGTTGTACAAAGAAGTGCTTGACAAAAACATCTGATGCCACTATATTAGTGGCACAACAACCAACGGAGAGTATGATGACTGAATCTGAGGATGGTATTTCCATCGACAAACTAGTCCGCATTTACATCAAGATGCGGGAAAAACGAGAAGAGCTGACGAGGACATACGACACCGAGTACGAAAAACTCAGTGAAAAAATGCGCCTTGTAAAGAACGCACTGCTCGACCAAATGAAGTCGGCTAACGTGGAAAGCTTACGCACCTCTGAGGGTCTGGTTTACCGCACTACCAGTAAGCGGTACTGGACTGATAACTGGGAAGCGTTTTACAGCTTTATCTTGGAGCATGAAATCCCGCATGTGTTGGAGAAGCGGGTTCACCAGACAAACCTTAAAGAATTTTTAGAAGGTAACCCCGACTTGCTGCCACCGGGGTTGAATGTGGACAGCGAATATTCCGTAACCGTTCAACGTAACAGGAGAAATTGATGGAAGTTGTTGAAGAGAAGTACGTAACGATTGAGGATGTTGCAAAACATTACTCAGTTTCAATATCAACCGTTCGAGCTTGGATGCGAAACGACATCATCCCTACGCTAAAAATTGCAAACGTTTATCGGTTTAAGTTATCCGCAGTAGACGCAGCACTAAAAACGTACAGTGAGAACAAAGAAAAGCAAGAGCAGCAAAAAGACCCCCGTCAGTTGGAACTTGACCTCAACCCAGACAAAGACCTGTAAGGAGATATAAATGTCTGAATTAGCATTGTTTAAAGGTGGACTCCCCGCGTACCTCAAGGACATGGAGGACGAAACAACCAAAGCTTTAGCCGGTAGTAGCGGTGGTGTAAAGCGAATCTCCATCGAAGGTGGCGTGTTTCGCATGATGGTTGGTGGCAAGGAAATCGCAGTTAACGAAGACCGCGCCATGAACATCATCATTGTTAAATCTGCCCCACACGATAGTCGAGTCTTTTACGCTGGTACTTATGTAAAAGGGCAGGTATCAACGCCCGATTGCGTATCGAACGATGGGATTACGTCTGATCCTAAATCAAAGAATCGTCAGTCGGTTCGCTGTGCAGACTGCCCCCAGAACGTTAAAGGCTCTGGACAAGGTGATAGCCGCGCATGTCGTTTCCAACGCCGCTTGGCTGTGATTCCTGAGAACGAGCCTAATGGGTTTGTGTATCAATTGGTGCTTCCGTCTACTAGTATTTTCGGTGACGGAGAAAACGGTAAGCTGCCACTTAAAGCTTATGCAAGGCATCTTGAGGCACATCGTGCACCGGTTTCAGGGGTCGTTACCGAAATGCGGTTTGACACAGCTAGCTCCACACCTAAGCTCACATTCAAGCCCGTGCGCCCTATTTCAGAGCAAGAGTTTGAGATGGTTAAGGTGGCAAAAGATAGCCCCGAAGCTTTATCGGCAGTTACGCTTACTGTGTCCCAAACAGACACCGTGAAGGCTTTACCGACCCCCGCACCGGAGCCTACCGTAGCCTCGAAAAAAGCCGAGCCAGAGACTAAACTAGCAGACCTACTCGACGAGTTTGACGACTAAGTAGGCAACAAGCTACGGGCGACTAGATTGACGGATCGAAAGGGTTTCGCGCCGCAGGGAACCCCCGTCGCCCTATTTTTCTGCGGAGGAAGCGGCTATGGACACACTACAATTTTTACAGACAGTATTACCTACACAAGGGGTTTATGTTGCGTACACATCAAAGGGGTTGAAAAAGCAGGGACCATACAAACAAACATATCACGACACACTTTTAGGACTTATTGCACGAGGCGATGAAGCTAAAGAAGATGGTTGGGATGCGTACTTCGCACTAGCCACATTCGCAGTAAAAGGTACACGTAAGGCCAATGATGCGTTTTATCTTAGATCGCTTTTTCTTGATATTGATTGTGGGGAAGGAAAGCCCTACCTTACTCGTGAAGATGGGCTACGCGCCTTAATTTCCTTCTGTAAAAAATATAACTTACCGCGCCCGCTTATGACAAGCAGTGGTCGTGGTATACATGTTTACTGGCCTTTCACCGAAGAAGTACCCAAGGCAGATTGGCAGAAAGTTGCATGGAAGTTAGACACCTTACTACGTGAAAATAATTTCCAAGTTGATGAATCTATAACTTGTAACGCGGCTTCTGTTCTTCGCATACCGGGGACACTGCATTTCAAAAGCGAACCACGCCCTGTCGTACTCATTAGCGACAAGTGCACCCCAAAGCCTTTTTCTTTTTACCAAACCGCTATTGGTGAAGAGGTAAGAGAAAAGCAAATGTATGTACGGCGAGAAGCCGACCCTGTATCACAAGCAATCCTTGGCAGTTACACAAGCAGCTTCAAGATAATCCTACAAAAAACTAATGAGGGGGTTGGATGCAATCAGCTAGCAGACCTCATACAAAACCAAGCTACGATGACAGAACCAAAGTGGCGAGCTGCTTTATCTATTGCTGCGTTTACTGAAGAATCTGAAAAAGCTATACATGCTGTATCAAGAAAGCATCCAGAGTACACCCCAGAAGAAACGGAAGAAAAAGCTGCACAAATCAAAGGCCCATACTTATGCGACACCTTTGAAAGATACAACCCCGGCAAGTGTGAAGGCTGCGTTCATCGAGGCGTTATTCGCTCACCCATTTCGTTAGGGCGCACGGTTGCTGAAGCTTCCGAAGAGGAAGAAAGCATTGTTATTGATAGACCGACCGGACTAACTGAGGGGTATGAACAGCAGTACGTCATACCCAAATACCCGCCACCTTATTTCCGTGGGCGTAGCGGTGGTGTATTTAAGAAGGACTCAAGAAAAGCAGTAGACGGTTCACAAGTTGAAACAGAAAAGCCGGTTTACCACAATGACTTTTACGTCGTAAAACGCTTGATGGATGCAACGTTGGGTGAGTGTTTGGTGTTTCGTTTACACATGCCCAAAGACGGTGTGCGGGAGTTTACGCTGTCTAACAAAGCTGCAACATCTTCAGAAGAACTACGTAAATCATTAGCGGAACAAGGTATCGTCGTCCACAAAATTGACGAGCTTAAAAGCTATGTTGTTGCGTGGGTTAACTACCTGCAATTTCAGGAGAAATCAGGAGTGACACATTTACAGTTTGGATGGGTTAAGAAAGATGAAGTCAGACAAAGTTTCGTTGTA